TCCTTTACGTCCTACTGTGGTCATAGGGGGCATCACTTTACCGCCTGCTGGCTTCGAGTGATCCATCTTGCCTTCTTTAGGCTTTGCTAATGATGCTGCTGCACGTGATCCTTTATTCATATTACACCTCCTTAGGTAATAGGTTACTCACTTGGTTTTCTTTTTCTTATTTTTTTCTGCAAGAGCTAACGCTGTAAGACCAATCGTTGCGGTTGCTGCGGATCCTTTAACCACTCCTGCTTTTTTAGCATTTGCGATACGTTTTAATTCATTTATTCTACGAGTTTCTGCTGCTGATTTAGCTGAAGCAGACTTTGTTAAATCGGTTGTTTTATATGTACCAGCAGCAGTATTCTGATTCGCAATTTTTCTTCTATCAGCCTTTGTTAATTCTTTACCACGCATAGAAAAACTTTGTTTTTCCATTAACTTCTTGGCAACAGCCTTTGCATTGGCTTTGGCTGCGGCTTTGGCTGCGGCTTTGGCTGCGGCTTTGGCTGCGATTCTGGCTGCTAATAATGCTGCTACTGTTATTGCTGGTACTGGCATTTTGTTCTCCTTAGGTTATACTGCGCCACCAATGGAGGCTAATAGTTGTGCTATATCGGGTTTTTGACCAGCAGCAGGGGCCTGACCAGCTTGTTCAGATGGAGGTTGCTGCGAGGCAGGAGCGGTTGGCGCACCTACTGCTGGAATCTGGCCTTGCATATCAGGAGCGACTGGCGCTTCAACTGGGGCTGGTGGTGCAAATACTTTTTGTACTACTGATTCTAATGCAAGTCCTTTTTGACGACCCGCGATAACATCTGCGATACGTGTGACAATCTCGGAAGGGTCTTGCCCTTGTGCTGCAAGAGCTGGAATAGTTTGGGCATACTGAGCCACAGCAATACGCAAAGCATCACGCATTTCTTCAATGTCCACACGTTGTTCTTCTTGGGTAACATTTAACTCCATTGGTATTTCACGGCGTACATAGTCACGTGAGACAAGTTTGTCGCTACGCATTTGTAGTAAAGCAATAATGGCACGGTTAGGATCCATACCAGACATAATTCCATAGCGCACATCTACTCCATACTCGCCTTTAATATCACGAGATGGGGTGTAGTTCATTGTGTAAGGAGTACCGTCATCGGTTCCTTTAATGCTTTTCTTCATAGAACCAAAAATTGTTTCATCTACCTCAAAGCAAAGAGATACCAGTTCGTTAAACAATCTAGCAAACTGTGCCTGTGCTGCTTTAATCTGTGTATCAAAGCCTGCCTGTAGCGCTTGTACGCCACGACCTGTTACTACTGATGCATCTATATTGCCCGAACGAGATTCTGGATATCTAGAACCCATACGTAGTTCACGTTCTAATACGCCAGATTCTGCAAATATTCCTGGTGGTAGATCCATTGCAACTCTGCGGATATTTTGCGGTTGGGCAGATCGCATAATAGCATCTGGACCAAGTGCTAACTCTTGTACATCTTGTGGGATAGCAATAGGTGCTTGAATAGACTTTTCTGCCGCTTGTATCTGCAAGATAGCAAAACGAGCACGTGCTAGTTGTACTGATAATACATCGTCAAACTGACCGCGTGATTCGCCATCTAAAGATGAGCGAGAGACTACACGTGCAAGGCATTTACCTACAGGGTTTGGGGTCTGAGATAAGATTAAGTTCTTGCGTTCTGGTAGATAGATAAGGTCTTGATCTTTGTCGTGGTATCGAACCATTGACAGATAAGGAGAAGACATCTGATACTGGTTTTTTCCTACGATTTGTTCATAGAACTCTGGATATTGCGAAGCAAGGCTTTCAGTATCGGATATAGTAATCTGTAATATGGATAAAGTTCTGCCAAATCTGTCCATCTCTGGATAGACACCAGTTGGGTTAAGCAAACGTATACGTGGATTATTAGTTTCGTAATCCATTTCAATCATTGCTGGAAGAAGTCCGTAGGTATTAAACCAATCGGCTCCGGTATACATTTGTAACTGTAAATCAGATGATGATACGTAATAGTTTGCAATACGAGTGCGAGTATCTGCAGCTTTGCGGGCTGAATCAGATACCATATTAACCGCTGAACAGTTAAAAGAAGGAAGTGGAGCCATTGCTTCTGCTAAATCACGCGCTGCTACATCAATGAAGTTTGCTACTAGAGGTTTTGGGTAGTCTTCTGAGAACATAGATGGAAATACTTTAGAGATATCTCCCTGTCGCACAGACAAGACATCGCGCATCCGCTGATCTCGCGCAGCATTGCGCGTTTTCAACCGCGATAACTTCGCGTCTACTTCTTTGACAGATAACAATATGGGGTCCTTACTTAGTCTTTTTGTATAATCCTGGGTACTTCTTGTCAATAGCAGCACTTTGCTTTTTCTTGGCTGCTGCTACACCTGCTGGTGAAATCTCTTGTTTTACTTTCTTTGCTGCTGCAGCACCCTTCAAGGGCTTGCTTGGTGTTGGCTTCATTGGCTTTATTGGCATTTTATTTCCCCTTAATCTTAATAACCTTTGCTGGTGATGGTTTGTATGGTCCCTGTCTCGTTACGTTCTTAAACGTCGCGTAGTCGGCATCAAACTTTGCTTTTGAACCATCTTTTGCTCCACGCGTACGTAGGGTTTCGCGAGTATTTACAATACGTCGGTTTATACCACTACGAGGTGAAGTAACTTTAACTGCCGACTTAGGTTCAGCAACTTTCTTTGCTGTGTTCTTGACAACTTTCTTTGCTGCGGCTTTGGTTGCTACTTTTGCTCCGGCTTTAACTGCTGCTTTTACTCCAAGACCTGCGCCTCCACCAACACCAAGTGTCATAACATCTTTAGCTACGTCTTTGGCTGTATTTTTAATTACAAACTTAGCCTTGTCAGATATGCTGCCTCTTTTGGCTTTTTTAATTTCTTGTGGCTTTGCCATTATATTTTCCTTAGATGAATGTGGGTTGTTGCTGTGCTGCAAACAGTTCATCTAGGTTGACTACTGTTCGTTTACCTATCTCTTGACGAGACAAGAAAGGGTTTTTAAGATGGTGCTGTGCGTATTGTCCATAGTTCAGCATCTCTTTAGCCCTAATTTCGCAGAACCATAGCGCCATCACTAAGTCTGTCTTACCTTTAGTAGTGGGTGTCCAAGTTACGAGTTGTTCAATTAAAGATTTAATGTTTTCAGTTTGATCCGAAGGCAGATGTATCAAGTTATCTCTATGATGCTTACCATCTGCTTGCTTAGTTCCAAACAAAGTAGACATAGTACTTACACCAAAACCTGCATCCCACTTGTTAGAACCAGTATGGTGTTCCTTAAACTGTACTCCGCGATTGGCAAGGTGCATACGGATACCTTCATCTTGCGTTAAGAAGGATTGGAAGGCGTTCTTTTCGACGATCCATTCAGAGATGGGATAGATGTTTGTCCAATCAAAGATAAGATTGCGGATATCTGCAGGGCTTGGGCGAGTAATTTTAATGGCATCGACTATATATCTTTTCTTTGTAGAGCGATCTATGGCATAACAGATAGCAGCGGTATCGCCAATCATTGCAGGATCTAGTCCTGCTATAAAGGTAAAGCCGTTTAGATCTCTAGGATGTCCAGGATTACTAGCAACTAATGGTCCGCTACGGCGCATACCGTCAATAGAGCCTCTAACGCATACCGGATCAAAGGCTGCGTTCTCTGATATATCTTGTTGCTGATAAACTAACGCCCAAGTACTTGTATCCATTGCTTGGCGTTCATTATAAAGGTTACGACCAGACCAGCGAGGATATAAACCGTTCTCATCTTTGTCTGATTCTAACTGCCCATCAAATGGCATATCTGATTTAGGCCAAAGGGTAGTCCACTTGTCAGGATCTTCATCGGAATCAAGCAGGGCTGGCATAGCCAAGTAACTCCACGGAACCATACCGCCCGGATAGCGGTCTTCTTGGCGCAGTTCGCGGTACAAGTCTACGGATGCAACGCGGGTACCAATAATAATTAACTTGCCAGTAGGGTTAAGACGCGATCTTACATCCTGAGTTAGCCACTTAATCTGTTGTTCAAAGTCATTAGCGTTACTTAAAGTAACAGCATCGTCTACAATAATCATATCGGCACGCTTGCCGTATATCTGACCCTTAATACCGACTGCTTCTATATTCGGGTCCTTTTCAGATGACTCACGCAGTTCATCGCCAAAGGTAACGCGGGTAGATTGCCACGAGGCTGATTTAGAGTTAAAGCCGACACCAGCGGCGTAAGCCTGCTGTAGTGCCTCATACATCGGATGGGTTAATCTTTGCTTTATAGCATAAAGGAAGTCAGCAGCTAGGCGCTGTGTCTGAGATACTATCAATACTCTAAAGTTAGGATTCTGACAAACCATCTTAGTTACATATTCAACTGTCACCGACATAGACTTGGCGTGGTTGGGAGGTATGTTAATCATTATACGGTTGTTATTTAGACCGGGCTCATACTTCATATTGGGGTGTAACCAAGAAGGCTCTCGACCTTCTATAACATCTATTAGGTTTTGCTGATGAGGAAATATCTTATGGTTCATATAGCGCTCACAGAAATCTGCATAACTGAGATCGTGCGTATCGCCTCCGGCGAATTGCTTATCCTTTAATCCGAGGCGTGTTCTGTCTACCTTGTCTAGGAATATCTTATCTGTCCTGCGGTAGTACTCGTAAGTCTTTGGTGATTTGCCAGCAGAGGCGCAAGCCTGCTCTATAGTCATACCTTCTGCTACGCATCCTAGGATGATGCGCTTTGCTATATCGGCTGAATTATCACTCATTGGTTTCTTGTGTCATTTCTGCTACTAGGATTGCTACTGCAATCTTGTGGCGTAATCTTAACTTGTTTTCTTTAGCTGCTGCCTTTTTAGAAAGGCGGTGCTTTGTCTTTGAAAAGTACTTTTTGTATAGTTTTTCTTCTGCAAGGGTGTTAATCAAGGCTGTCCTAACTTATATTTGCCAAGAATATTATGGCAGAACTCTCGGTACTAAAACAAAGAAACTGTGTCTCTATCGGTTTTTAACTCCCGATCGAGCCACAGCGAAGTGAGGGGTAAGTCAGTACTCGTCCTAGGGGACTCGTAAGAGTCAGGCCTCGGTCGCAAAATGCACTCCAATATATTTTGCTCCCTATACTGTATAAGGCAGGAAATATAGGTGATTTCCTGTTTATTTAGTGTGACGTTAGTCACATAGTAAAGATACAACTGCTCAGCCTGGAATCACAGCTATCTAATCACGGCGTTTTTGGCATACGTCCTGCTCAGGGCTACATTCACGCTGGTTTCACTTTAGCAAAAATATGTGGGTGGGGAGTATATATATACGGCGCGCGTAATTCAAC